ACACCTTCTGGAGTTCTCTCATAGGCATCCCCTATTCCTTCTGATCCAAAATATTGAGCATCAGCACTAAATCCTCTTTCTGCTTTATTTTTTTCAAAAGCAGCTTTACCCATAGCATATTCAGAACCTTCTATGGTTTCTCTATCATCTCCATAGTATCCAAATGTTTCAATCAAACCTTGTCTTTTGCTTTCTACCTTTTTAATTTCATTAGCACGTTTCTGAGAAGAACTTTCAAAAGCTTCTATAAATGCTTTCTTAGAAAGTGGATTTTGCATATTGTATACTGTATCACCGTAGATAAACACATCAGGAACGTTACCCACTAAATTTTTTGTTGTTACTTCTTTTCCCAATATGTTACGTTTGTTTACACTTAATGAAACACTAGAAAAACCCCCTGTTGGACTCCATACTAATCCTGCTCCCCCAATACCTTCATCCATAAGTTTTTGAATATTTGCTTCATGTGTTTTTTCTGTCATACCCCCAAATAT